ATGGCAGAACATAAAGAACAAAATAAAAAATCTATCCGCTTTTTCAATGACCGTGAAGTGAGGGCGGTATGGGATGAGAAACAAAACTGTTGGTGGTTTTCAGCAACAGACATTGTTCGTGCCATTAATAACGAGCCTGATTATACTAAAGCTGGTAACTATTGGCGATGGTTGAAAAAGAAGTTAAAGCAAGAAGATATTGAACTCGTGAGTGCCACTCACGGCTTCAAATTTGAAGCACTTGATGGAAAACTACGTGTGGCAGATGTTCTCAATAGCGAAGGTGTCGTATTATTGGCGAAGGACTATCCCAACAATCGGGCTAATGAGTTTCTTGATTGGTTTACCTACAGTGATAATACCATTGATGGACAGAGCAAGAAAAAAGCCTACCAACTCTTTGAAAGTGAAATCTTGCAGACGGCAGAACCTGGTAGTTTAAAGTGCCTACAACAGATACACGCTTATCTTTTTGGTGGATTGTACGACTTTGCAGGACAAATCCGAACAAAGAACATATCTAAAGGTGGCTTTACGTTTGCTAATTGTATGCACTTCCCTGAAACTCTGCAAACAATAGAGCAAATGCCTGAAACAACCTTTGATGAGATAATGGACAAATATGTTGAAATGAAAATTCGTGCCAATGAGCACCATGTGAACTCGTTCACAAATGGGCGAGTGCAGCCGAATTTATGCAACGTTGCCCATCCTTTTATGGAAGGCAACGGTCGTAGCACTCGCATTTGGCTCGACCTTATGCTGAAACGTTCACTTAAACGGTGTGTGGATTGGAGCCAAATAGACAAGAACGAGTATTTGTCTGCAATGCGTGAGAGTATTTCTGATAGCACGTACATCAAAGCCTTGGTACTGCCTGCACTCACAACCAAGATTGACGACCGAGAAATGTTTATGAAAGGTATCTACTATTCATATTATTATGAGCAGAATGAGTAATTCGTATATGAAGTACTGTGTCATATAATAACATGGAAATAATAAAGTAAAAAATAAAAGAAATATGGCAAATCAAAATCTGTCGAATGCAAAGAATGCAAAGAACGATGAGTTCTATACACAATATGCGGACATACAGAAAGAGATGAATGCATACTTGGATTACAATCCCGATGTGTTTAGAGGTAAAACCATTCTACTACCTTGTGATGATCCAGAATGGAGTAACTTTACAAAGTTCTTTGCTCAAAACTTTGAACGGTTCGGTTTAAAGAAACTCATAAGTACCAGCTATGCGCCCGACAGCAAAAAATATAAATATGGCTATCAGCCAAGCTTGTTTGAGACTGAAAATCCTCAATTTGACATAGAGAAGACACAAACACATGGTAAGATATTCATTCTCGAAAGAGATAAGAGCGGAGATGGAAAAATAGATGTGGAAGATTTAGAATGGAAATATCTTGAGGGTGATGGTGACTTTCATAGTCAGGAAGTGACACTCCTAAGAAATGAAGCCGACATTATCATTACCAATCCACCTTTTTCGCTGTTCCGTGAGTTCTTGGCGTGGATAATGGAGACAGAGAAACAGTTCTCGATAATAGGGAATATGAATGCCATTACTTATAAAGAAGCGTTTCCGTTAATCAAAGACAATAAAATGTGGTTAGGCGAAACAGGTAATGGCAAAGACATGGTATTCGCTATTCCCGAAGGAGCTGTTGTAAACGAGAAAGATAGAGAGAAAGCTGCAAGATTAGGCTATGTCGGAAACTATACGCGACTGGGCAATTCCTGCTGGTATACAAATATCGAGCATGGTCGCCGCCACCAACCTCTTCCTCTTATGACTATGGAAGAGAATACTAAATTCAGCAAACATAAAGAGATAAGAGAGCGTGGATATCAGCAATACGATAATTACGATGCTATCGAGGTTCCTTTTACTGATGCTATCCCCTCTGATTACAAAGATGTAATGGGAGTTCCTATCAGCTTTTTGGATAAATACTGTCCCGAGCAGTTTGAGATAGTCAATGCTAATGATTACAGGAGAACGGATAAAGTACCGATTAAAGCGCATGGGCTTATTAAAGACAAAGAAGCTGTTATTACAACTTTTAACCAAAAAGATTTGGATATTCAAACTAAAATAAATAAAAAGGGGGGGGGGGACAGAGGACTACCTATGCACGTAAATCCCGCAAAACGAGAAGCGGTACTCGTTAAAAACGAAATGTGAATAATTAAGGAAAAACGAAAAGTGACGGGATAGTATAGTTTTTGTCGCACATAAGATTACACCTTCGAAAAATGTAAAGAACGGCACTCGAACACCATTAGATGGGTATTCGAATGCCGTTATTGATTATGCACCCATCCTTTTGTACAGCATAATGTCTGTATAGTTGCTGTTATAGTTCATCGTGGTGTTCACTTCCACGCGGTGTGCGCATTCGAACGGGTTGCGGTTGATGCGGCTCCGCCCTATCCATTCGCACAGCTCGATTATTTGCGACTTGTTGGAAGTGAAGTAGATAAAGTCGTGGCCTTGTAGGATGGTTAGTACATCGAGGTAATCGGCAAGCTTCCAAGTCATAGTGTAAGTGCCGACCTCGGTGGAGAGGTAGGGCGGATCAACCAGGAAGAGGACTTTGGGCTTGTCGCGGTATTCAGCGAAGAGGGCCTTGTAGTCCTCGTGCACGATGGTCAGGCCGTCAAGGTAGCCGTCTGCACAATAGTCGCTTCACCGTACAGTGTTATAGAACGTTTGCTTGACGAGTTCGGCCATATTGTTGGCGTATTTCATCGAAAAGAGGAGCGACGGTGACAGGGTAATGTAGTCGACAGGGCCACGCTGTTCCTCTTCGGCAATGATCTCCAATATCCGGTCGCGGTGTGGCTGTCGTATCACCTTACCACGGGGCAAACTGTCGGTGACCTCACGAATGCGGGCCAGCAGCGCATTGGTATGCGGTATGGCGGAAATGCGACGATGATAGTTGTCGTAGTCGTTATACACCACCGTGGCATTCTGTTTTTCACGCTTGGCCACATGAGACAGTAGGCCCGAGCCGCCGAACAGGTCGACGATGGTTACATTGTCGGGGTAACTCTTTAAAATCTGCCTAAATGCCTTAACGAACTTTCTTTTTTGCCCCATGAATGGCAGGGGTGCTTGTTGATAAATTGTGTGTGTCATTGTTGTTATCCTGAATTTTATTAGTATCTTTGTATCGGCAATCACTTATTAACGCACAACCGCGAAAGCGTGGACGAGGACTTACCCCCGACCACACGCTTCCGCGGTTTGTTATAAGTGATTGCCAGTTGCTTTAACAATGGTCGGGGGCTTTTTGTCCCCAACCGTGTGCAGAACTACGCCTGCAATTTCTCGTATTCTTCCATCAGCTTGTCAGCTTCCGCCTCGCATTCGCGCCGATAAGCCATCAGCCCGTCGAACGCTTGCTTGGCGGCCTTGTCTGTGGGGCATGCTACATATTCGCAAAGCAGTGCCTCCACCTCCTCTTGGCTATATTTCAGCCTGACAAACGCAGCGGTCACCTTGCCCTTGCAAAGGCCGCAGCCGAGTAGCTCAAGTGGCTCTTCCCTGTCGAAAGGGAAGAGCAATACCTTCACCAGCCCTTGTTCAATTCTTTTGATTACTTTATCCATTGTTGTTTGTGTTAAAATTGGCATACAGGGATGACGTAGAATGCTGAGGCGTATTTGAACCACTCGGACGGTATGCCATCACTGCCAAATAAACGTCTCCACACTGACGTTTCTTGGGATCCCTCAAGCGTTTTTTGGTACACACCGCCCGTAATGACTATTTCTTCCGTCAGCCCATAGGCGAATGCCCGATTAAGGAAGTTGTCGGGAGAGGTGTAGTCCTTGGCGATGCTGTCGAGTATCGTTTTCAGTTCTGCAGCCGAAGGCAGATACCACTTGTGAGGATAGAACCTCTCCGAGAGACGCTCTTCCTTGAATGTGTTCGGTGAAAACGCATAACACAGGCTTGCAGGTGGATAGTACACGTAAGCTTGCACTTGTCCATCGTATTTGGCTATGACCTTCTTGACATTCTCCAATTCGGACACGCCTTCCGACGCCTGCGGCACTTCCATATTGTAGTTCTCATCCTGCAGGATGTCGTTGCGCTGGCGGATAATGCATAAGGTGTTATATAAGCCGTATGGCACCTTTGCGCCTCTCGGATAGTCGAGGATGGATGTTTCCAAGGTGTACCAGTCGCTGATCATGTCCTTGGGGTAAGTCCTGCTCATCCCCCTTACGACAGACAGGTCGCGTGCGGGTTCACTTGCCAGCCTAGCCAGCTGATCCGTTTCCCTGGATGTGGGTCCCCAGGCATACAGCCGGCCGTTGATTTTGTTCAGCCCCATCATACGACGGTCCTTTCCGTCGGCAGATATGTAGAAACACACACCTATTGGTGTCTTGTTCTTATTGAGCTTGTCGCTCCAAGAACCGTCCGCGTAGATGATGTCTCCCACCTGCGGAGCTCGCTTGTAGAAGTACACTGTCTCGGTGGCGGTGAGCTGTCGGCCGTCGTCCACAGTGACGGTAACCGCCACTTGTGCTTTAGCCGTTTCGTCCGAACCGACACGCGTCACTGCCATTCGACCCGTACGCGCATCGATGGTGGCGTAGGGGTTAGCCGCCATGCTCCATTCAACGGCGCGCACGCTATTCGCGCGTACATTGTCGGGCGAGATGTCCAGCCGCGCAGCCCCCGCCTCTTGTACATATATGTCTCCCGAAATGGTCACCGAGTTCACGGGTATTCGCTCGTACACGAGGTGCAGCGGGTTGCGGGAATTGTCCACGTCGCCCCAGGCCTGCACGTAGCGCAGCTTTGCGCGGAAGTCGGGCGTCACGCCACGCAGCGTTATTCGCCCACTAAGTTTGGCTCCAGCCTCCGCTAGTAGGTCAAGCGTGTCAAGCGATGTGAGCGTTTCATTCAGTCCGTCCATCTCGATGTCGGTGAGCCTTGCGCCGGCTGCATAGATGCGCTGCAAAATGTCGAATCCATTGAGCTTGCGGCAGGCAGAGTAGCGGAACTTCTTCACGTTGGCTAGCCCGCCCAAATTCAGTCCGCCCGGCTCAAGCGCATCCAGTCCACGCAGCGTCAGTTCCTCGATGGTGTCGGGCAACACCAGACGTGTTAGCGTGCCGTTCTCGGGCATCACCACACCCTTAATGGGCGTACCAGAGAAATCCACCTCTTGCAATACGCCACTTCCCAACTGAATGACCTTGGTGAGGTTCTTCACGTTGCGGACGATGACGCGCCGGAGCATCACGCACTTCGACAGGTCGAAGGCCGTGCCGCGCTCGCGCGTGTTGGGTCGCTGCGCAGTATAGTCCATCACCAGTTCCTCAAGGCGGCGTAATAGCGGCATGTTGGCATCGAACTCGAAGTCTCCAAGCCCTTCGAGGCCCGAATACGTTACTTGCCCGCCCACGCGGCGCGTGAACGTCTTGATGTCGGTAATCATGTCGGCGTCGTCAATGTCGAAGGTGGCGTTCTGGGGATTGGTGAACCCGAAGGGGATCAGGGCATAGCCGCCGTCGATGTTCCTTACGGTCGAGAAGTTGTTCGCACCCCACTGGACACTCGCATACAAGGGCGAATAGAGCTTGATGGCTAGGCCCTTGCCCTGCTCGTATAGGCGCATGCGCAGGTTGTTCACCACGCTTGCACCACAGCAGAACTTGCTGTCCATGTAGCGGCTGCGCTTTTGTAAAAAGTATAGCATGAGCATGAGCTTGTCGCCGTAGGCCTTTGTGAAGTGTCCAGTATTGGCATAGCCCATCGCATCGGCGTTGTAGAGGTTCTCGCACCATTGTTTCCAAAAGTCTGTGTAGCGGCGGAATATGTTGGAGGATTCAAGTCCGTTGTCGCGCATGCTCTTATACATGGCGGCCAGGTCGTCGCCCCAACATTGCCACACCAGGTCGATAAGTCCCGACAGGCGACCGTTGAACACGGGCGAGTAGCCCTCGTCCATCTTGGGCAGCCACGCATGGTTGTCATTGTCGTAGGTTTCGCCGGCTATTGGTTGCGTCTTACCCGTGGTGGGGTTGTAGGCGTCATTCCACTCCGCCCAGTACTTATACATCAGCGCGCCCGAGTTGTTGAACAGGCTCTGCGTGTCGGTGTCGCGAAGGAACAGGCGTGCGTGTGCCACCTTAACGCTGCCGTCGGGGTTCAGCTCGATATCGTCGAAGGCAATGCTCATGTTCTTGTCGAGCGAGTCCATGCCGAGGAAGAAGACGCAAAAGATTATGTAGAACAGCACGTCAGTCTTCACGAGGTAATCGCGGTAGGTATTGACAAAGCGCGCGCGGCGATATGCGGGCGTATCGCGGTCGTACTTGACACCATTGTACGTCACCGCCTGGTCGAGCAACCTGTATTCGCCGTGTTCGGCCTTATACCGCTCAGGAAGGTGGGGGTTACAACTCACCACCCAGTTATGGAATCGGCGTATCACGGCCAGCTCCCTGTTGGCGGCCTCGATGTCGTCGGTGGGCGACTTCACCTGCCCCAGCTTGTTCTTCTTGTTGGTGGGCGACTTCTTCGGCACGCGCGCATAGTACATCGGCCCCGCGCTGTCCGTCCCATTGCTCTGCCGCACCGTGCCGTCGGCCAGCAGCTCGTGCAGCGTCATCTCGCGATTGAAAAAGTTCACATTCTCGTCAATCTCCCACACCTGCGCCTTGGTATGGTCTTTCTTCGGGAAACCGAGGAACGATGCGCTGTACTTGTTGTTTATCATATTATATATGGAGAGGAAGGTGGGTTCCTTGGCCGACGTGGCCGCCGTCTTGCGGAAGCCGATTTCCGACAGTCCGCTCAGGCTCTTGCGGAAAGTCACTTCCTTTCCCTGCATGGCCTGCGCACGCTGGAACGACGTATAGAGATCCATGTCGTTACGTGCGCAGCCCAGCAGTATCTCCTGGAATATGTTCATGGCAAGCACATTGAAGATTCCCTCGGAGCTGGCGAAGTTCACCTTGTGTACCATTTCCTTCTCGCCCTCGGCCACGCCGCGTGTGATGCTGTACGAGGTGGACTGCTCGTCACTATGTCCAGGATCGAGTGTGAGCGTAACGGGGTCGCCCGAAAACGTTTCAAATATCTCCGCCCAGTTCTTGTACGGAAGAGGGTAGCCGTTGCTCGACGTGCCGTCGGCGTTGAATGCGTGCGGACCAACCTTGAATGGGACACCTGCCCATCCATCGCGCGCCTTGTTCCATTGTGGGTTAATGAATTCCGTAGCGGTGATGGGCACATTGGGGTTATTCTTGTTGTAGGGAAGGTCCTCGATATCCCACACGGCGATGGGCGTTTCGGGCAGGGCCTTGCGTACCTTATTATAAGACACGATCTCATCGGGGTTGTGTATGTCGCCCACGCTGTTGAGAATGTCGTTGCGCCGGGCGATGCTCACCTTCCCGAAGCGCACGAACCGCCCATCGCGGTCGGTAACGTCCTCAATATCGGGCGTGTCGTAGGCGTAGTTGCCCACCATCTGGGCGAAGTTCAAGGCCTTGTCGTACATGCGGATGGAGTACAACTTCACTTCCGCTTGCGGACTGCCAATCACGAGTTCCTTGGGCGCACCCTGCTTCCAAGAAGCCGTGGCATAGTCGAACATGCGCACGATAACGCCGTTCATGTAGAGGTAGGCCAGGTTCACGTCCTTTTCTGCCACGCTGCCGCCGCCCAGATTGTTGCGTGTGTGTGTGGTGGTGCCGTCGATTACCACGCCCAGGCGTACACGGCTCTGCTCGGGGTAGTAGGTTATCACGTTGCCCGTCGCACAGCCCAGTTCAACGCGGTTGGCATACACGCGGAAACCCGTCCCACTGTCCATGCAGTCGACGATGACGGCATTCTCATCCGAGCAGATGCCGCTTTCGAATTCCAACTCGATGGTGCGCCCCTGCTTAGATCCGTTCGCCCCGAAGTCCGAGCCGAACGGCAGGAAGTCTTTCAGCGTGACGTTCTTGCCTGCGCGGATTGTCATGCCCTGCCCGTCGATGAAGCCGTTGTTGTCGTCTAGCCGGAAGTTGTCCGAACGTACCAGTCGCGCCGTCTGCCGGCCGCGGTATGTGGCCACTATGTTCTGCGCGCTTTCGTCGCCGTTAGCCCTGCCACGCATCGGGATGTACACCTTGCATTCGGCGGCGGGGGCGAGCGTAACGCCCAGCCCCTGCACCTTGACCTTGCATTCGGCGGACAACGGGCCGACGGAGATGCGCACCGTCACCTCGGGCAGGAACTCGCTGTCGTCGATGGCGACGTTGACCGACTGCAGGCCGCTCGACTTGTCGGGCGCGAGCGTCACCTGCTGCGTTCCAAGCTGGCGCACCTGCGCGCCGCCGTTATAGAGCAGTTCCACCTTCACCGTGGCCGTGCTGCCCGCGTCTTCGTCGGGCAGGTAGAAATAATATGGCAACTTGACCACGCTGAACTGGCGCGCCTCTGTTGGGATGCCCTTGCCCAAACAGATTGCGGCCGTGCCGACGCCACCTGCCGAGGCCTTGATATACGTCGTGGTGAGGTCGGGCGTGCGCAACCCCAGCTCCTTGTTCTCGGCCCACAGCGTGATGGTGTGCGCTCCGCCGGCGTAGCGGTTCTGCTCGTCGATGACGAACTCGCCGCTGGAATTGGCGATGCTCTTAGTGTAGGTGTCGAAGTGGCCGCCGTCCTGAACGCGGCAATAGACCGTGGCTGGCACGCCCTGGCAGTTCACGCGCAGCGTCCAGCTGGACGCCTGCACCTTGCTCTCGTCATACGCCGAATCGAACTCGAGCGTGAGGCTGTACGTGTTGACGTTGAACGTGAAGGTCTTTTCCGCACCGTGTGCGTTGGTCACGCGCAGCTTCACCTCGTTGGTCTCGGCCGTTAGGTGCTCGCCCAGCTCGAACGTGTAGACGTTGGCCGTGGCCGTGCCGCTGGCCTTGAGCTGGCGGGTCAGTTCGGGCACGGCCGTGCCGTTAACCTCCACCGTGGCCGTACCGTCCTGCGTATCGCGGTCGGCGGGGTTATCGCCCCAATAGCAATTGTACGCCAGGCTCACGGCGTTTTGCGCGCCGCGCGCCATGTTGGCCGCAGGATAGCGCGTGATGATGGCGCGCATGGTATAGCTCTCCACCGGCTTATTGCTGTATAGGGAAAATTCGCCCAGCACGCGGTCGGCATTCGCCGTGCGGTCGGCAAACCAATCGGCATACGCATGTTCGTCGTGGAAGAACCGTATCGTCTGCAGCGAGTTCTCGCCGCTTTCGATGTTAACGAAGCCGAACTTCGCGCCGTCGAGTTTCGAGAGGTATTCTTTCAAGAACTCCTCGACGCGCGAGCCCTTATAACCATTCCACGCCGTGGCGAGATCCGTTATCTTTTTGTCTATTCCTTCTGCCATATCTATTTCCAACTTTCGTTATCTACCCAGTTCTTTTCACTTATCCACACGCCAGAGCCGAAGCAGCTGCGTATGGCCGTCCACACGAGGCGCGCGCCGCGATATACGGCGGCTATCGCCCTCGCACCGTAATACACGGCCGCCGCTTGATGGTTATTCTTGCGTATCATGCTTATTCTTCTATGAAGTAGCAGCGGTCTGGGTCGAGTTCCCCCGCCTGCCGCTTGCGATTATACTCTTCTTCCGTCAAGAACGCGTGCTTGAATCCCTCGACGCTGCCGATATTGCCCTGCATGTCGCGGATGCTCTGCCTGATGGACGTTAGTTCCCTGTCGCGGGCTGTGGCTTCGTCCGCCACGGCCTTGTTGGTCTCGCGGCGCAGGACTTCGGCCTGTTCGGTAAGGGCTTGTCTGCGGCTGTCCGTCTCATTGGCGATGGCGCGTTGCAGGGCGGCGTCGTTGTCGGTTCGCTCGATACGCTCGTTGTTCAAGTCTTCTGCCAGCCTCTTGCCTTTCGTGCCAGGATAGGCCTGCCCCAGGTCTTCGCCGATGGCCACGCGGTTGAGATTGCCGATAAGCTTCCAACCTGGCGCGAGGTAAACGTAGATGTTGCCGTTGTCCGGGCTGTCGCCTTCTGCGTGTATGGCCACCAGCTGCCCAGCCTTGAGCGGCTGGTGGTGCGCATCCTCTGGGGAGGTGTCCGCCTCCATCTCGGCCTTGGAGGTGTAAACCTTGCTCACGCGCAAACTTCCCGCCGTCTGTTCCACGTCGGCCAGTAGGGCCAGGGTGTCGGCTATCAGCCCGCCCACCTCTTCGGGGGTGATGCTGCCCTCCTGCGTTTTCTCGCGCAGGGCTTGGGCGCGGGCTTGGAGTTCGTATATCGTTGTTGCCATACTTATTCTATTATTTCAAAAATCAGTGAAACAGGGCATTCTATGGGAGAGTCCAGGACATTAGATGTACCTGAAAGTTCTCGCAGGTCTCTAAGAGAACATTTCCCGTCGTAAAACTCTAAGGCGCATAGGTGTGAGCCATCGTCTCCACCAGTTCCAAAAGTTCCACTCCATTTTCTGTTTAAAAACGAACCAACTTGGGGGTCCACTTCAAAAAGGATTCCCTTTCCGGGCATGGCATCCCATTCACCCTTCATGCTGCTTATCTTGACCTTTATGCGTGTGGAACCGCCCTGTTTCTGATATTGCACTTGCCCAGTGTATCCATTGAAGAACGTAACAGGAATGTTTTTCCAAGTGTCTACGCCCCCCAAGCCAAGGTTTCTCCGTAAAAGCTCGGTCAATGTCGGGAGTTCGAGAACGTTGTAGGAAACCTTGGCACCATCCTTACTTGTACTTATGTATGCCTGTACTGATTTTCTGCATGGTCTTGTCTGTCCATCCTCAAATTCTCGCTCCTCGTTCTCGGTTTCCTTAATGCAAACATATAAGGGGTCAGACCATGTTTTAACGGTTACCGTTGATTCGGGGAAGTCTATTATTTCACCCGCAACGACAATTGAGCCTGCGTACACTTTTGCCGTCGTCGTCAACTTCTCCTGATCTACGGATAATGGTTTCATATCCAAATGTTGAAGCAAGAATGCGGAGGATTTCCCGCTTATGGCATTTAGGAACTGCCGATTGAAGCCAGCGTCATTGTCTTGCAATAGCTTGATATCGTCTAGGAATATGGGTTGTCCACCCTCATTGAAAAGAAGTCTATTCATATTCGTATATGTTTATGTGATAACGGCGGCCAGCCGGTTTATATCGTTCGACAATGCGTATGATCTCCGCGAGGTGTCGCCCCTTGTGGCGGTCTTCTTCTGGATTTAACGAAGTGGCAAGGAAACTAGGGATATACACCGTGAAGTTCGGTTTACTGGGAACCTCGCCGTCCATCCACAGCGTCATGCGTGGGTTTAAGTAAGTCGGCAACTTTCCCTCTGCATGGAAATACAGGCACGGATGCCGGTCGTCAGATTCGGACTCTATGTATATCTGTCTGTTTCGCAAGAAGAATCGGCGGTTAAGCGCGCGTTCGATGTCTTGCACGCTGGCCGTGATGTCGAGCCTGTCGGCCACTTTCTTGCGATATTCCGTGAAGAGGCGGTGAACGTAAGCCAGCGGAATGATGAGGATGCGGAGCAAGGCCACCAGCACTCGGCTGCGCAATATGGGCGGCAGCAGCTGCACGGCCCATCGGTTGAAGTCTACGTCATACCACATATCTTATAGAGTTTTGAAGTCCAATAGCAACGAAACTGCCACCCACTGCCGTATAGTTATTTCCAACCACGGGTCGGTAATCTGTGTCGGCGGCCGTTTTGTAAAGACATTCGGCCAATGTCACGTCGACAACGCCCTCCACGGCTTGGATGGCATCAACAAGACGCGTTTTGTTGAACGTTCCGCCATAAGTGATACCGCGCAGGTAGACATTTATCGCATCCTCGACGGGTTTCACCCCATCGTCGTTCCTTGTTCCGTTCGCACTAAGGATAAGCGGATCCACCTGCACCGTAGCTCTCACCTGAATGCTGTCGGCGGGAAGCGAACGAACGTTGAGCACCACACCCGCAATCTTAACGCGGTTCATATAGTGTTTGAACGCCGTTAGAACATCGGCAGAAAGCGGTTCGGGCAGCCCATCCTTATCGGCAGATGCCAGTATTTGTATGCTCGTGCCACGGTCGCGCACGGCCACGTATCGCACCAGCCGTTTCTTCTCGTCAATTATGGGGTATCGCCATTGCGAGGTTGCCTCGTCGAATGCTAGCGCGTCGCCGTACTGGAACTGCCGCGCCACCTTATAGTACCACGGCACGCTGGCTACCACGGCTCGGCCAATCTTCTCGTCCACGTCCAGCCGATGGCGGTCGAAGAGGGCTTCCATCACGTGGCAGCAGGCCGCCACGATGAAGAAAAGGATGCTCTCCAGGCTCACCGCCGAGAAGTTTCTTTCGAAGGTGTCGCCCTCCGCCAGTCCGTATGCCTCCCGCAGCGTGGCGTTGGCCATGAATGAATCGGTCATCGTGCGCTTTATCTCTGCAATGGTTCGTGCCATAAGTCGCTAGTTGAATGTGTCGTTGAAAGTCTCGTTGAATATGCGCGCTCTTGTTCCGCCATCACCGCGCAGTGTGGCCGGGGCTATGCCGTGTGCCTGGCAATAGCGGCGCATGGGACGGTTGTACTCGCCGTCGTGAAGGTTTAGGGACTTGCCCGTGGGCGGTGTGTCGCTCACGGCCATGCCGTTGTCGAGTGCCAGCCGCACCACCGCTTCGAGTGAGCCGTACTCCTGCACGGCGATGTCGGCCAAGGTCTGGCCGTCCCTCACTGTCGTCTCCATAACTTGCGTGCAAAAAGAATGAGGAACAATACGAAGGCTATCCACCCCACGATGTCCGTTATCGTACCTAGGGTAGGCCAGCCGGATTTCGAGTCCGTCGACCTGTCTTGCCGATGGGAGGATGTGGCTTTGTCGAGCGTCTTGTCGCGAATGGCCGTGGTCGAATTGTCGGCATGGGTGTCGCGTGTGCGCTCGCTGGTGCGGAAACGCTCGGTGGCAATCACCCTGCCCGAACTATCTTTTACAACCACCACGCTGTCGCGGATGGTCACGCTGTCGCGCGTGGCGGTGACGTAGCGCAGCACCACGCTGTCGCGCACCACGAGCGAGTCGCGCTGTCGCACGTCCACCTCGCTATTTCGCGTTATCGTCCGCGTTGTTCGGCACGAGGCCAGCAGCATGAGCAGTGCCAGTATATATAAGATGTGTTTCATTTTGAAAAACGTTTAGATGTCCTTATACTCTTTCTTAGCATCGAAACAAGGACAGGCCTTGATGAACTCCCATGGTTCGATGATGCCGTTATGGTTCAGGTCTGGCGAAAAGTCGCGATGCCCGCGTATCTCGGCGGCCGGATACTTCTTATGAAGCATGCCCAGCAGTTTGCGCAGGGCCTCTTTCTGTTCCGGCGTGCGCGTGTCGGCGTACTTGCCCTTGGCGTCCAGTCCGCCGATGTAGGCCACGTTGATGAGCATGCGGTTGTAACCTCTCACGCCATTGCTCACCTTCTCTTCGCTCAGCAGCTGGGTTATCTTGCCGTCAACATGCACCACATAGTGGTAACCTGGTGCCTTCCAGTCCAGCCTGGCGAACTCCATCATCAGTTCCTTGATGGTGGTTCGCTGCGAACCACCTGTGGCATGCACCACGATATACTTAATGTCTCTCATTTTTCTTCGTGTGTAATGTGTCCAATGCCGCCGTAACGTCTTCCGGTTTCACGTTCAGCTTGCTTGCGATTTCCCCTGCCAAGGCTTTCTTCAATATCTTCAAGAAAGGCATGTTTGGGAAGCAAATGAGCATGCTGGCCGACATGCTCCACAACTCAACCAGGATGATGCCGATGCAGATGACGCTCGTTGTCAGCCCGCCGCTGATGCCCGCCAGCTTGTCTACCAGGATGAAGACGAATACGGCCGTGCCGTAGACGGCGAGTTTGGCGAATGTGTCGCGCGCCAGTTCGCTCAGCGCGAAGCGTTTTTGGATTAGGCTCGCGGCGATGCCCCACACGGCATCCAGCACGATGGCCATCACGGTAAAGCCCACCATCTTTTCGTAACCCACGATGAAGTTCATCACAAGCAAGGCTGCGCATAGCAACCACCCCCACACCGTGGAGAGTGCCTCGGAAAGTTTTTGTAAGAAATGTTCTATCATGTTATGTTGTTTTTAGTATGTTGCGTCTATCTCGATGCCTTTCGGCGTAATTCTAATGTTGTTCACTTTCTGCCGGTCCATCTCCAACTGCTCGCGTATCAGGGTGCGCCAATATAGCGGGTCGTAGTCCATCAGCATGTCGGCGATGCCGCAGCCCACGGCAGGGCGTTCTTTCAGCTCGCCCTTGTTCAAGGCGAGGATGAGAGCCTGGTTCTGCCGCAGCGTGTCGCCCACTTGCAGCCCCGAGGTTATCTTTCCTTGCTCGTCTCGCCTAACGCGGATAGCGGGGGTGAAGTCCTTCAACTGTATGCCGTTCATTGCCTAATGCTTTATTTTCGTATCTTCGTAATCATTACGGTTCAGCTGCTGCGCAGTCTTGAGGGGCGGCCCAGTCGGCCCATGCGTGCCCTGGTGTGTGTGACTGTTGAACGCCTGCACCAGCTCGTTAAGCTTCTGCGTGAGCTGCTCGACGTTAACCAGCCCACCCAGTTTGCCGCCGTTTATCGTTATGCTCTCCGCGTGGTCGATAGCCAGGACAACCAGTTGGGCCAAGTCGCCTGACAGGCTGCCCACAATCACCGCCGTGCCCACCTTGGGCGTTATCAGCATCTGCGCGTCTGTTGCAGCCTCGGAGGCGCGTAGCCGCACGCCTGGCACGGCGATGCCGCCAATCTCCACTTCGCACGTCAGACCACTAACCATGCGCACGATACCCTGCATCAGTGTGAGTTGGGCCTTGCCGGCAGCGGTGCGCACCAGTTGCGCCAGTTCCTTGTAGTTGTCCATACTTTAAAGGTGAAAGGGTGAAAAAGTGAAAAGGTGAAAAGATGGCTCGCGCCCGCTGGGCTATCTGTGGTCAGCTTAATCTGAAGCCTAATTCTATTTTTCGTACGCCGCCGTTTTCGGAGAAGTCCGTGGTGACGGCTCGCACGTAGTACGTTCCATCCTTATTGGGATAGTCAGCATCGTGCAGTGTGGCGGTGTCGCCCGGCACACATTGTGGCACGAGCCATGTGGTTATGTTGCCGTCGTAACCGTCGAAACTGCGGCGGCGCACTTCGGCCTCGCCACGCGCCTGCATCGATGCGTCATCGGATGCGTGGCATTTCACCTCCACCTTCTCGCCGCCAGTGCTGCCCACTTCCACCTCCTTCACCTTGCCATCGGGCATCAAGGCCTTGACAACCACGCGCACCTTCTTGTCTTCTGCGCGCCGATAGGTGAGGTCGGCTTCTTCTACGTTGAGGGCGAAGTCGTATCGGCGTTCCGTGCCCGTCACCTCGCCCGGTGGATGCACGTGCAGTGTGTTATCTTGGATGTAGATATCCGCGCCGCACTCTTCCTGCACCTTCTTCAGCACGTCGTAGCCAGTGGCGTCGTGGATGACGAATTTGGCGTAGGTCCATGTGTAGGTGCAATTGACCTTATACTCCTTGCCCACACCCTTTATTATATGGGCTAGCAGCTCGGAGAGCGACACTTGTTTCAGGACCTCATTGGGGATGTCTTTCCTGAATGTGAACAAGTCGTCCTCACAGAACAACTTGATGTCGCCCCCGTCAGCGGCTATGCGCTGCAGCCATCCGTGGAACTCCTCCACCAGCCCCGTCTCCTTGTATCCGAGCTTCACCGTCACGCGATCGCCGCGCTTTATGCGGCTTTCCACGTCGAGAGCTGCGTTGAGTTGCGCCGCCGGCAAGGTTATCTCGCACGTGTCGGCCAAGAGCTCCACGCTCTTGTGCACGCTAACCGTGGCGAGCATGCCGAGCTTGTAATTGCCGATGGTGATGTCGTAGTTCATTGTGTACATATTTTAAAGGTGAAAGGGTGAAAAAGTGAAAGGGTGAAAAGATGGCTCGCGCCCGCAAGGCTATCTACGCCCCTCTCCCCTTGGAGAGGGGTTGGGGGTGAGGCTTCTATTTCTCCAACAGCAGCTTGTATATGTCATCACTGTACGCCCTGATGGAGTAATTCTGGTTGGCCTCTCCTGCGGTGAACGGCATCTCCCAACTCTCGATGACCAGGCGAGATATGCCGAACACCTCCAATAGGGGAGACAGGGCCGTGACGGCTGCCGCCTCGCAGAAGTTCTTGAGCCGGGCCACGTCGGCCGAAGGGTATCGCCCGTCGGTGCCGATAAGCACGCCCTCGATGGTGATGTCGTAGTCGTCTTGCGCCCATCGTTCCTTTATTGAGCCGCGGATAACGCCCTTGTTCACCTGCCGCCGCTTGATGATGTGCCTGCCCGTGATGCTTACCATCGGCTCGAAGGGCAACAGCCATTCTTGTGCGCCGGCTTCTTCGAGTTTCAGGCTCAATGGCATGGCCATTGGTAGTCCCAGGGCGTTGGTGCGCACCAGGTCGGCCAGTTCGGCGTCGCTCATGGCGCGGATGGCGGAGTAGTCGCCCTCGTCAACCTGGCGGATGCCCGCATCGCGGAACAGCCAGTAGGGAGGTATCTTGCCGCCCGTGATGCGGAGTGCCAAGTTTTCCAGCGCAAAGCGCGTTACGTTGTTCATGTACTGATGAGTTTACGAGTTACCCGCGGTCGGTGCTGGTGGCGATGGCCAGCGCGCGGTTCATGCTTTGCACGACGATGCGCTCCAGTTCGGCCGTGTCGGCCTTATCCGTCATGTGAATGTGTAAAGTGTCGAAAAACTTGGAGATGTTCATCGTGATGTTGGTGGAGCGTCGGCCGCCTGTGGCGATCTCCTCGGCCGAGCGGCGGCCTTTCTTGCCTTTGGCTTTCTTGGCGTCGCCCTTACCTGTACCAAAAACCACATTTTCGACAGCCGCACTGCCTTTTAGCCCTGGCGTTGAGATGGCCAAGCGTTCGCCCTTGCTCTCCTCTTTCTTCTTGTCCTTGGCGCGTTCGGTGGCCAAGTTCTTCTGGAAAGTGCCGCCAATGCCGCGCACGGTGCCCACAGTGTTCTTCACCAGTTGCACCGCACTGTTCACGCCGGAGACGTTCTTCACGCCCTCTGCAAAGTCGGCTGCCGCGCCTTTGAAGTCGCCCGAGAACAGCTTGGAGAACGCCTTGGAGAGCAGCCCTACGCCGCGGATAAGCTCCTTGATGCGGTCCACCATGTAGGTCTTAATCAGGTCGCCGAACTTTCGCCACACGTCCCACATTGTGATGAGGAATGCTCGGAAACCTGCGAACTTCGTCCAGCAGTAGGCGATGACGGCGATAAGCGCGACCACACCCACGACGATAAGGCCTATGGGGTTGGCGGTCATCGCCACATTGAGCAGCCACTGTGCGGCCGTCCATATCTTTGTGGCGGCCGTCACCAGCGTGGTTATGGCCTGGTAGGCGGCCAGGGCCATCGTGTAGCTGCGGAAGACGGCCCATACCGTGAGCACCGCACCGCCCAACAACATGAACGCCGTGCGGAAGCGGACAACGAGGCTGATGCCTGAGGATATGGCCGAAAACACGGATTGAAACACGGCAAACATCTTCGGGATGGCTGCGGTTATCTTGTCCACGACCTCGGCGATGGGTGTATTAACGCTCTGCGACAGGTCTATCGCGCCCTGCTGCACGGTGTCCATCAGCGTGCTCCACTTGCCCGCCAGCGTCTGGCTTTGCTTGTCCATCATGCCGTTGAACTTACCGCCCGCACCTGTGGCGTGGGCGATGGCCTGCTCTACGTTGCGGAAGGTAATCTCGCCGCGCGACATCTTGTCCTTGAGCTTGTCGACGGCAATGCCGGTCATCTGTGACAGCTCCTGTATGGGGTTAAATCCTGCGTTGATGAACTGCAACAGGTCCTGACCCATCAGGTAGCCAGTAGAAGACACCTGGCCCATCACCAGCGAGAGGGCCGACATCTTATCCTTGTCGCCGCCCGATATGTCGCCCAGCTGGCGCAGCAGCGGCAGCACCTTGCCCGTCTCGACACCGAAGTTGAGCATGGTCTGCGCAGACTTGGTGAGGTCCATCTTGCCGAAGGGCGAATGTGCAGCAAAATCGTTTATCTGCCCAAGCATCTCGGCGGCCTTACGCTCGCTGCCCACCAGCGTGGTGAAGGCCACGTTCACGCTCTCCGCTTGCGCGCCCAGCCGAACCATCGCCCCCACGCCCGCGCCAATCATGGTGTAGGGATTCATCAGGAACTGCATGCCGGGTATCGACATGAGCGCGCCCTTGAATCCGTCGAACGAGAAAGCCTTCCGCAAGCCGCGCCCGACAACCGATGCTTTTCGGTTGATGGCATCCAGCTGCTGTTCGGTCTGCCTGGCCACCGACACGACATTGCCCTTGTCGGCCTTGAGCTTGATGAGGAACTTCAATACATTATCCATCGCCTTTCGCTTTTGCTTCCGCTTTTCTAATCTCGCCTAGGTACTTGTACGTGTGGGCCCACTCCTCGTCCGAAAGCGTATCGGGGTCGAGGTGCAGGTAGTAGCGCATCACGGTGTTGAAGAAGAGGACGTCCACGCCGTCGGATATGTCCACGTCGGCGTCCTCTAAAGCTTTTTTATCTCGGCCTCCTTAACCTCCAACACTTCTTGCATCTTCTGACTTGCTGCGAGGAAGAGATCGTCTCTTGTCTTGATTTCCTCATCGCCCGCCACCCAGAGCTGGTTTAGCATGACTTCGGTCATCTTGATGGGATCGGTCAACACGCTGACGTAGCTCAGGTTCTGGCGTGTGGGGCGGTGCAGTACACAGCTCTTGCCCTCGACGGTTATTTCGAAGAGTTCGCCGTGCTTGGCTTTCCACTCCTCTATCTGTTGTTTCGTATATTTCATAATCTCGGTGTTTGGTTTTACCCCTGTTTCTTATCGATGAAGACGAAGGGGATGGTCTTCTCTTGGAACTTGTCCCCCTGCTTCCACTCTGTGTTATCCTCTGTGAACTCCACGCCCACCAGTATGTCGGTGGAGATGGCGTCGCCGCGGGTGGGGTTGCCATACGCCACGACCACATCAAGCTGGGCGGCGAGGATGTCACCCTTGGCGGCTTCGCGCAGGGCGAGATACTCACTCTGTAACAGCGTTATCTCACCGCTATAGTCGTAGTTGCCGCTCTGCACAGCGTGCGGGCGGTTGCCCTTCGCATATAGCAGTTCCTTCTCTTTCTTGATGTTGTACTTGATGCCGCGGATGCCGGTAACGGGCCGTCCGCCCATCACTACGGAGATGTCCGCCCATTCGTATTCTCTGCTGTTGAACATAGCCTTTTAGTTTGAAGTGTGAGGTGAGTGGGCGCGATGCCCACCCACGAAATGTTACTTACCTGCCGTTTCAACCTGGAATCCCAACTTAACGTCCACATAGCGCGCGTATCCGAAGGGGCGCACTTTTAGCGTGAGTTCCACCTTCGACGTAGCCAGCACGTTCTGTTTTGGGTCGATGTAGGCCTTGCATCCCGCACCGTCGGCATCTGCGGAGAGTTCGCCCTGCGCTGTCATGGCGCGGTTAACGGCGTTCTCCATCATCTGCTGCCAAGCCATAATAATGCCGTGCTGCAACGTGCCGTCCTCGTTCACGGGGAGCTCGTCCAACATCAGGTCGAGCAGTGCGGCATAGGCGATGCGGTAGGCCTTGTCGATGGTACGCCGCGCGGTGATGTGGGCGTAGTCGTCGGTGGGAACGCACGCCAGACGGTCGTCGGTGAAAAAGTAGCCGGCCTTGCCCACGTACTTGCGCGGGGTGATGTAGCCCGCATCGTACAGGTCGCTAACGGCCGAGGCGTTCTCCTCCACGGGCTTCTCGCCGATGAACATGGCGATTGGCTTCAACGCGCCATCCTTGACGCGCCCGATGTTGCGCTGCACGGGTACGGAGGCCAGTCGCCCGGCCATTACGCCCACTGCCGCGCCCTCGGATGCCTTCACCGTATCGCCGATAAGCACGCCCACGCGGTTGTAGGCTTCGCCGTGCAGGTCTTTCACCGCACCGCCCTTGTAGCCGCGCCCCTCGATGACGATGAAGAGCGGGGCGTAGAGCTGCGTCGTGGCCCATTCGGCCAGCTGCTGCGCCTTGGGCAAGGCGGTGAAGAGGTCATCATCCAGCCCATTGGTGGTAAGGGTCGCCTCACGGCCGTCGCCGGCAACGAAGATGCCGCGCAACGCACCGTTCTGCGCAGTGACGAGTTCCTTGACAACGCCCGTTTCCTTGTCGAGCAGCTCGGTGAACGTCTTCGTCTTGCCCACAGGGAAGATGACGAGTTTCACGCCCTCTTCGGCCTCGGCATAGAACTCCTTCACGTGCTTATGCAGGCGGGGGTTGTTCTCGGCCGTCACGCCCAGCTTCGCCAGGTCGTCGAACGAGCGCAGCGCGTAGGCCTTGTCAAGCTCCATCGTCTTGGCCACGGCGGCCGCCCCGCACACCAGGGCGAACAGACCGTCGGGGCTCTCGCCCACAGTGCCCAGCTGCCCGTTGAGGAATTGTATCTTAATCCTAGGTAACATACGCTACTCCTTTCTTATTTAGCTGCTTCAGCGAGCAGGTAAACACCCTTCTTGTCGTAACGGCGAACGGAACCGCCCGTGCGGAGCAAGAATGAATAAATATCGCCGTAGTAGAGCGGATTGTTAGTCGAGTCGAACATCTTCACTTCTCCAAGGGCACGGCTTACCGATTTTTCATGCCATGCCAGCGCGGCGGCTAGCTCGCCTGCAACGGCATCCTCACCCCAGGGCAGCAGCGTCTTGTCGTTCTTCACACGGAGAACCTTGCTGCGCTTCATGATGTTGAGCCCGTAAAGATTACCCAATACGCCAGTCTGCATGTTTGCAGAATTTTGGAACATCCACTTGTCGCTCTCAGAGAGGTCGGCCAACAAGTCGGCGTACATGTACGCGTCAAGCAGCAGGTAACGCCCCTCTTCGGGCACGTTGTCTGCGTCCATGCGTGTCATGATGGCCAATAGGTCATTCTTGGTAATGCGCTTGCGCTTGCCTGTGGCCGTATCTGAAGTGTGAGCGTTTCGCTCCGTTGTGCCAGTGGTAAGCAGCACGTTGGACGCAGGCACGCCCTTGCCCCACCGTTCGAGCAGGTTCAGGTGCGCTTCGTCTTGAAGCTGAGCGCGGTCGTTGCTGATGATGGACGTACGCTTGTCGTACGAGAGCTCCACAGTGTCGATGTTCGGAATGTAGATCGGGTCGGTGGTTAGCTCGTCAATCTCGTATTCCAAATCGTTGTCTGTGCGCTGGTTCACCGATGCGGGCTTCACCGTTCGGTTCTTCTGCACCTTTGAGGGCGCGCCGGCGTTGGGGATGATAACCTTGTGGGCACTCACGAATGCGGAGTCGTCCACCGATTTTGATGCAAAACCGTTGTCGGGATAGAAGTTCTCAACAAGCGTAGTCTGCCAAATACTGATATTCAATGCCATTCTAATGTCGTTTTAATGTTGTTCTAATACGGTTTTATTCCTTATATTCGAGACCGAATTTCTCCTTATATTTCGCCTTGAACGCGGCGAGGTCCGCATTGCGCAGTTCCGAGAGCTGGCCTGCCTTGTCCAGTTCGTCCCAGCTCTTGTCGGCCAGGTTGGCAGGCGTGCTCGCGCCCTCGCGGTAAACGTCCACGATGCGACGAGAAGGCTGGGCCTTCATGCTGGCCAGCAGTTTCTCGGTATTCTCGCGGTCTGTCTTCATCAACGCCATGAAACTGTCCTTCTGCTCGGCGGTGATGCGGCGTTCGGCCACCGCCTTATCCACGACGGCTGCGATTTCCTTGTCCTCAACGTCCTGCAGTTTCTTCTTGTAGCCCTCCACGGCTTGCGCTAGGGCATCGGCCTTGGCGGCCTTGTTCTCCAATTCGCGAACTTTCGCAAGTACGGCATTCTCGTCCGCCACGTTGGCGAACGAGGGGATGCCACTTTTCAAAGATTCTAATAATGCCATTCCTTTGTCTTTGTTTTGTGGCTGATTTCTCAGCCGGTTGTTGAAATACGTGTAAATATCGTCAGAGGACGCAGTGTCCACTGCCTCGTCGGCCATGTCGTATATCCCGTCGATGAGTTTCATATCCAACGCCTCCTGTGCGGATATCCAGTGGTCCTTCTCGTCGAAGTACTTCGCAAGCACTTCGTCCTTCTTCATCCCGCACCGCCCGGCTATCATTGAGGCGAGGTCGCCTTGTAGATTTTCCATAACCTCGGCCATCTGGCGCAGCTCCGATGCGTTGCCCCATGTGCCGCCGCTAACGGCGTGAAGCATCAGCTTGGCGTATGGCGACATGTAAAGGGGCTTGCCACACAACGCGATGATGCCCGCGATGCTCGCCGCCACGCCGTCAATATAGACGGTAATGTCCGCCTTGCTCGTGCGCAGCGCGTTGTATATGGCAATACCGCTGAAGACGTCACCGCCGCGGCTGTTGATACGAACGTCAATCTTGGAGTACTGCGCTTGCAAGGCCATCAGTTCGGCCACCACGCGCCCACTGTCCACGCGCTGCCCGTCGCCTACGTCGCCGTATAGCAGTATGGCGACCTCTCCGTCACCTGGGATTATATTGAAGAATTTCTTTTGCACCGTATTTTGATTTTTCGGCAAAATTAAACTGAAAAAACGAGCGCGAAAAATCGCGATTACGCCATAGGAAACTGAACGCACATCATTGCCGTTCAGCTAGATATGGCGAAAAGGCAATTTTATTCATTGGCGAAAAAGCAGGAAATTTGCAAATGCAAAAAGGAAAAGGAATGACAAGGACAAACATTGACAAGAAGGGCATCGCCAAGTCGCTGTACCTGGACGGGAATTATACACAAGAAGAAATTGCCGACAAGGTGGGCACCACGCGCCAGACGGTAAACCGCTGGGTGAAGGCGGAGAATTGGGACACGCTGAAAGCTTCCGTGGCCATCACCCCCGCACAGATAATCTCACAATGGAGCAGACAGATAATCGAGATTAACAACGCTATCGCCGCGCGCGATGATGGGCAACGTTATGCGACGCCCCCTGAGGCCGATGCGCTGGCCAAACTGGCTGGGGCGATCAAGAAACTTGAAGCCGACATCGGCGTGCCCGATTGTGTCTCCGTGGCCATGCGTTTCCTTTCATGGCTACGCCCGCTTGACATAGAAGCGGCAAAACAGTTCAACACACTCTTTGACGCGTTCATCAAGGACCAAGCAAACAGAGGTAAGGCATGAACAGGCTGTCGGACAAACAGGCATTGGAGATTTGGCGCAGGTATAACGAGGGCCTTGCCAAGGACATCGACGTAGACGAGAGTCTCTCACGTTACGACATCGACAAGAAGAGGGCGGAACTCGAGGCCGACCCCGTGGCGTGGATCATATACTTCTTCCCGACCTACGCCAAGTACGAGTTCGCCCCATTCCATATTAAGGCCATACGGCGCATCGTGGCGAACGGCGAATGGTACGAAGTGTTGTCATGGTCGCGCGAGCTTGCGAAGTCCACCGTGGCGATGTTCGTGCTGATGTACCTAACGCTAACCAAACGCAAGCGATTCGTGGCATTGGCTGCGGCCACCATCGATGCGGCCACGCGCCTGCTTGCGCCCTATAAGGCCAACTTTGAGAAGAACGCGCGCTTGATTCAGTTTTACGGCAAGCAAGAAACCATAGGCGCATGGACCGACAAGGAGTTCACCTGCGCATGCGGAGCGAAGTTCATCGCCCTAGGTGCTGGATCTGCGCCGCGTGGCATGCGCAACGAAGCCATCCGCCCAGACGTGCTGTACTTCGACGACTATGATACGGATGAAGACTGTCGCAATCCGGTGACGCTGGACAAGAAGTGGCAATGGGCCGAGCAAGCCCTTTACCCTACGCGCTCCATATCCGAGCCCACACTGGTGCTTTGGTGTGGCAACATTATCGCCAAAGATTGTTGCATAACGCGCGCAGGCAAGCTCGCCAATAGCTGGGACATCGTGAACATACGCGACAGGCACGGGCGCAGCACATGGCCACAGAAGAACACGGAGGAGCAGATAGACCGCATCCTATCGAAGATTTCCGTGCGCGCCCAGCAAGGCGAGTATTTCAACAACCCCGTGGCAGAGGGCAAGATATTCAAGAACCTGCCTTTCGGCAAGGTGCCGCCCTTGAAGAAGTTCCGCTTTTTGATTGGCTACGGCGACCCGGCATATTCCGACAGCAAGAAGAAGGGCAGCTCCACCAAGGCCTTGTGGCTGGTAGGAAAGTACAAGGGCGTTTACTATATCATAAAAGGCTTCCTGGCACGTGAGACCAACGCCGAGTTCATAGGCTGGTACTTCGAGTTGGACAAGTACGTGGGTGGAAAAACTAACGTTTATTGGTACATAGAGAACAACAAGCTGCAAGACCCGTTCTACCAGCAGGTGTTCAAGCCTCTGCTGCGCGACGAGTGCGCAGCGCGCAAGGTGCAGCTCTTCATTCGCGAAGACACGCGAAAGAAAACCCACAAGGCCACGCGCATCGAGGCCAACCTTGAGCCGCTCGACCGGCTTGGCACGTGGATTTTTAACGAGGAAGAGCGCGACAACCCCCACATGCAAGAGCTCATCACCCAATTCAAGCTCTTCGAGCTCATCCTGCCTTACCCAGCTGACGGCCCCGACGCCGTGGAAGGGGCCGTTACGATGGTGGACCGCAAGACGGGCGAATTGGAGCCCACCTACACCATCGCCCTTAACGACGAGGACATAAACAAGGACAACCCTTTTATTATATAGACGACATGAGCAACTTTATAGAGATTACCGACTACGACGCGAGCATCCACCGCGAGATTCTCGACAGCCTGCTGCGCCAAGGCACGCCCGACTACGACCCGCAGATTGTGGAGATATGCGAAGACCGCGCCGTAATGGAGATGCGGTCGTACTTGAACAAGAAGTACGACTGCGACAAACTCTTCTCCGCGCAGGGCGCGGAACGCCACGCGCTGGTGCTGATGTTCGCCCTCGACATCGCCATCTTCCACATTTTCTGCCAGCACAACCCGTATAAGATGTCGAAGGTGCGGCAAGACCGTTACGACCGCGCCGTGGAATGGCTCAAGGGCGTGATGCGTGGCGACGTAACCATCGACGGTGCGCCGCTGTTGCCGGCGGAAGAGGTAGAGGACAAAAGTCGATGGCAGATAAAGGCGGATGAGGTGCGCCCAACGCTCTTATAAGTGAAAAAACAAAAAATGGTAAAGATGAAAAACCTGAAACAAAGGCGCGCACAAGGCCGCCGAATAACGCAGGGCGGCATGCTCGCCGCCCCGGGCGGACGCCAGCCCGACGTGGTACTGCAGATGCCCGAGCTGTTCCACTTCAATTTGCAACACTACATGAATGCCGTCACCTCAGCGCGCGGCATCGATTACAGCAACCGCGTGCGGTTGTATGATATGTATGAGAGCGCGAATTTCGACCTACACCTCACAGGGGTGATGGCCAAGCGGTTGCGTGGTGTGACGCAGATACCCATCGAGTTCCAGCGCGACGGCAAGCCCGATGAGGAGATTAACAGGCAACTCCGCTCACCCTGGTTCAAGGAGTTGCGCAAGGAACTCATATTATCCGAGTTCTGGGGCTTCACGCTGGTGCAGTTCCGCACGGACGAAGACGGCAACATCCGTTTCGATAGTATCAGCCGCAAAAATTACGACCCCGTACACGGCCTAGTGCTTCGCCACCAGGGCGACATGGGCGGCGAGCCCATAGAACAGTTCCCCCATACGCTCTTCGTGGGCTCGGAGCGCGGGCTGGGCATCTTCGCCGAGATTCTGCCCGCCGTACTCTACAAGAAGGGCAATATGGGCGACTGGGCCCGATTTTGCAACATATTCGGCATGCCCATACGCGAGTACACCTACGACGCCGGTGACGAGGAGGCGCGCAAGACGCTCATCCGCGAGGCGCGGCAGCAAGGCACGAACGCGGTGTACATCCATCCCAAGGACAGCGAACTGAAATTGCTCGAGGCAGCCAACAAGACGGGCAGCAGTGAATTGTACCGCACGTTCGCCGAATACTGGGACAGCAAGATTAGCATCCGCGTTCTTGGCAACACCCTCACCACCGACGCCAAGGACACGGGTACGCAAGCCCTTGGCACAATTCACAAGGAGGAGGAAGACGAGATGAACGCCGACGACCGCGACTTCATCCTCGACATCCTCAATTACCAAATGCGTGACATCTTCGCCCAACTGGGTTTCAACACCGACGGCGGCGAGTTCGTCTACGCCAAGAAGGAGAAGGTGGACACTGCCCGGCAGATTGACATCGTTCAGAAACTCTCTTCCATGGGGCTGCCCATAGACGACGATTATCTCTACGAGACCTTCGGCGTCGCCAAGCCCGAGAACTACAACGAGCTTAAAGCGAAGAAGGAAGAGGAGCGCGCAGCCATGCGCGAGCGGCTGGCGCAAGAGCCCGAACGCAAAGCCCCAACGAACGCCCTGAGCCGTTTTTTCGGCCTAGCCCCGACACCCATCGGGGCGGACAACGACTTCTAATTGACAACCTCTACTATGGTGGCGGGCGGTGCGGGTGCCAGGCGCATATCCATAACGCCGATGGTGGCGTGGAGGTTTCGGCCGACCTGCTGGGCGACTTCCTGCACACCATTTACGAGGGTTTCGACACCTCCAATGAAATCGAGCCGAAGATGTGGCGCGAACTGCAGCGCACAATGAACGAGGCGGCAGCCGAGGGGCTGACGCGTGGAGAATACCAGCCGCGACACAACGACCGTTTCCTAGACGCCATGCGCCACGGCAATGAAGTATTCGCCGCTTTCAAGGTGCACGCTATGGGCAAGGCGATGGCCGACAAACTGCGGGATTCGAACGGCAATATAAAGCCGTTCGAAAAGTGGTCGAACGACATTCGTACGATTGCCTCGCACCACACGGGCGCGTGGCTGCGCACCGAATACAATACGGCCGTGTTGCGCGCACATGCCGCGGCCGACTGGCAGGAGTTCATTGAAAACAAGGACATCTTCCCCAACCTCCGTTGGATGCCCACCACATCGCCCGATGCCGAGGCCTCGCACCGCTCATATTGGGAAAAGAAGCTCACCTTGCCAATCGAGCATCCGTTCTGGGAAAAGCACCACCCGCAAGACAGATGGAACTGCAAGTGCATGCTCGAAGCCACCGACGACCCCGCCACGCATGTCGATGTGGTGGAGGACATGCCTACACCGCAGCCGCAGCGCGGGCTGGACAACAACCCTGGCAAGGACGGCCATTTGATAAACGACACGCACCCGTACTTCCCCGAAAAGTGCGCTCAATGCCCATACTACAAGCCCCGAGGGGTTAAGAACCGCATTCGGGCCGTATTCGTGGCGCATAAGAAGGATTGCTTCAACTGCGAGTATGTGAACGCTAAGTTGCCAGATGGTTACAAGCAAGACGAAGAATACAAAGGGCGACTGTTGATAAGCAACACGGCCGACAGCAAGGATTTGGATAGCAACATCAAGGTTTCGCATTCACTATTGTCTTCTTTCCCCGATATGAAAATCAAGGTGCGCCCTCATGTGCAGGAGCAAGGGGTAAGCAACCCCGAATTGGAAATCAACGGAATGGTGGCAGACAATAAGATGATAAAGGGTGAAAAGGGCATTACGGCAGCATTCCAAAAGGCTATCAAACAAGGTTGCCAGGTGGTTGTCATCGATTTGGATGCGCGCTTAAAGAAGCTCAACGCCTTTGAATTGGCAAAATACATTAGCTGGAGAAAGGCAGACTTTGTGGAGGGAACTATGAAAGAGTGCTATGTGGTTTTCAATGGAAAGGGAATAAAAATAACGCCCGACACCCAAGACAAAGTGGAGATACGAGAGGCCTTAAAACAATTAGGACCGTAAAAACGGCCCTATTTGATTGGACGGCCGCGGAGCTTGAAGTTATCGCGCCTATATGCAGGCTCTCATCCTGTTGCAAAGATACAACTTTATTCGTTACGAACAAACTTTTTAACAAGAAAATTAATGAACGCCAAGCAAATAGCCGACATCATCGCCCGAGCTCCACAGCAGGTGGAGCAGGCCATGCGCTCAGACATCCCCCGCAAGGCGGCCGTCATCGCCAAGAACCACTTTCGGCAGAATTTTCGCGACGGCGGTTTCACCAATGGCGGGCTGCACCCCTGGAAGAAGACACGACGACAGGATGCGGGATCGCCGTACAAGCCGCTGACCTCGGCCACCGATAACCTGATGCACAGCATAGATGCCGTGGCCATGCCCGGCGCGGTGATGGTTACCAACCCGCGGCCCTATGCCGCCATCCACAACGAGGGCGGAAACATCGGCATAACGCCCAAAATGCGCCGCTATGCCTGGCACATGGTGTATTCGCTGGCCAAGGTTAAAAAAGGCGATAAAATGCCGAAAGAGCTGCCGCCAATGGCGCAGGCGTGGCGCGCAATGGCCCTGACGAGAAAGACGGCCATACACATTCCGCGCCGTCAGTTCATCGGCCCGAGCCACGAACTAAACGTTAAGATACGCAAGATGATACTAAACACGCTAATAGAAATAGGAAATGGAATCGATACTCGTTAACATGATAGACCACATTGCGCGCGCCCTGCCTTGGGCGCGCACAGTGGACGAAGACTACGGACAGTTGGAGGCACTGGACAATGAACAGCTGGACATGTATCCGCTCACTTTCCCCGCCGTGCTCATCGACATGCCCGGCACGGAATGGACAGACACAGGCGACATCGCGCAGCGCGGAACCTGCGAGGTACGCGTGCGCCTCATACTCGATTGCTACGATGATACCCACGCTGGCAGCCAGACGACGGATAGGATTATGGAGCGCGAGGAAAAAAGAAAAGCCCTGCACGCGCTGTTGCAGGGCTATCGACCATCGGGCGAGGGGGCGTTGATGCGCACGCGCTCGCGGTTCTTCACATTCAATCACGGCATCAAGGTGTACGAGGAGACTTACACCTGCGCCCTCTCGGAGGCTACTCGGGAAACAAGGACAATTGGCCGCACGGCTCTTTCCGTGCGGTTGAAGACCTGAACCCCTGTCGCCGGCTCTTCTCCACGGCCTTCCCGTCCACCGTGGCCCCATCCATCAGCATGCGGCGCACGATGCGCAGCGTGGTAGCCTCGGCCAGGAAGAACTCCTCGTTAGAGAGTTTCGCAATGGTGTCGTCGAAGCGAAGTCGCTTGACCTCGCTCCAGTAATAGAACCGCTCGAAAAGTTTACGGTCGCGTTCCAAAATAAGATCCTTGTTTCTCCCTCTTGCCATAATCGTTGTGCGCGTTAACAATAATATGCAAAATTAATGAAAAGTCCCCGCAACAACAAGCGTTGCGGGGACTTTTTTACATTCGGGTTACAATGCAGTTACATTCGGCAGAAGCTAGGCTCTATCTTGCGCCAAACGCCCACCTCGTCGCGGCGGTGGAAGTAGAAGTTCTGCGCGTTGCGTTGCACAACGTTACTTTCTTTGAAGAGCTGCATGATTTCGGCATACTCTTGGTCGAACCTGCTCTCCAAGTCGTACAGCTTTGAGATGCTCTTATAGTCCAGATCGCCGCTCTTGTTTCGTTCCAGCAGCGTCATGGCCAGTTGGTACATCGGATCGTCCGTCCCCTTCTCGGTCTGCTGCACATAGCGTTTCAGGTAGTCCACCAGCCGTTCAGCGGCCATGTCGGCGCGTTCGTCGAAGCCCTTCACATTGTTTGCAGCCACCGTCATGCGGAAGTCTCCCACCGTCATGGTGAAGCCGTTTTGGCTCTCGCTGCGCAGCTGACCGTACTCGGACATCACGTCGCGGAAGGCGCGGCTCTCGTTTTCCAGCCATTCACGAAAACCGCTCACGGCCGTCACCACGTCATTCAGCCGTGCCTGCACGTCTTGCGCAAACTTCTCACGCAGCTCCTCGTAGGCCTGTCGGCGGTTGTTCTTCTCCTCGTTGGCCTCGTTCTGCAGCGTGGCCAGCAATTCCTTCTTCTCCTCGGGCGAAAGGCCCTCAAGCATTTCCTTTTTCATTTTCATTGTTGTTTTTGTTGTTAATTGTAAACTTGTATTTCACTTTCAGTGTTGGTTGTGCCGCATTTTGGGCCTCGTCTTTCAGCCCGCCCTTGCGCTTGATCGCGCGCAGCTTTACGGCCAGGTCTTCGAGCTCGTCGACCGAAATGCGGCAAAAGAGCTTGCCAATGATGCGCGGATGCAGACAGAAGGCGTCCACGCAGGGCCATTGGGTGGTGTCCACACCAAGCTGTTGCATCAGCTTGAGCACCGAGCTGCGCCGCTTTTTCAGCTCGTGTGTAGTGTCCTCGTCGTCCACCACCCGCTTCATGTCGCGCAGCATCATACGGTACTCGTCGGGGTGCATCTGCCCGAGGTGGTCGGTACGTCCCTTTGTGTATTGGAACACGAGCGTCTGCTTGTCGGCGTAGGGCATTCGGGCCAGCAGCGCGTAGAAGTGGCGGTAATTGAATTCGGGTGGCATATTGCTTGCTTTTAATGTTGTTTGAATGTGTCTACCTCTTAGCCCATATCCCCTCTTCCCTGAAGTCGGCGTAGTTTGCCCTTACCCGTGCCAGGCTTTCGGTAAGGCCGTTGGTCAAGTCGGAAGCTTCCAGAAGGGGCATGCCGTCCATTGAGAGGTAGGTCGTGCCGTTGTGTTCCATCAGCTGCAGGCGACGTCGAGACTCGTTGTCGAGCAGCTTCACACGCCGCGCCTCTATTCTCCTTGCGCGCACCTCGTGCCATGCTTGCATCCGCGCCATCATTGTTTCGATAATCTGTTTCATTGTCTTGATTTTTAGAATAAACTTAATTGGTCCCCCGGCTGCCGGACAATCTCCAACCAAAAGTCGGAACTGGTTATGCTATGGAGCGTCTGTGGGTCGATGTCGTTGAACCAGTGCAGCCCATTGTCCAGCATCTTTAGTGGAGAGTGCACCAGGCGCGCCGATATGTGGCAGTGTATAGGCCTGAGAGTTTCGGGTTGTCCCGTTAGCCACGACGGGCGTGGACAGCGACAATCGTCAATTGTTCTGACAACCTCGTAGATCCTGTCAACATAGCCCGACTCGTGGCCAACCCAGTGCACCATGAATTTATCTCCCTTGTGTACCATGAGTAACCTCGCTCCCCTCTGTTAAATGAAACCTAATCCCCATCTTCTCCGCCCGCTGCTCCAACGTTGCCGAGCGATGCGTGTCGGCGACTATCGTTGCATCCGACGATGCGCGGGGCACCACATAGCCACGCTTGCGAAGCCTGTTGCGCAGACATATTTTCGCTTTTGGGGCTTTCACCAGGCGAAGGGCGGTCTTTTGTTCGAGCCCGAAGGCCACCCGCCGACGTTCGGCCATCACCGTGCGCTTGCGTGTCTCTGCACTCCGCTGGTACATTTCGGAGAAAGCTTCCGCCGACAGTCGGTCTTTATTTCCTATGCCAGGCTTAAACTGGTAGGCCTTACCGTATTTCAGCAGATTGGCCTTGCCTGCATTACCCTGTCCACGGTTGGCTCGTACGGCGTGCTTAACGGCATTGGCCTGCATCGCACGAAGGAACTCCACGCTTTTCTCCAAACCCATCTCGCGCGCCAGACGCACTGCTGTACGCAGCGACACCCCAAGGCGACATGCCACCTCTTCGTTCTTCGTCTGGGAGAAATGCTCTTCCATCCATACCCGCTCCTCGTCCGTGAGCGTCATCTTCCCCCACTTCCCGCGTATCATGGCACATGCGTTTCGAATAAAACCTCTATTCCGCAGCTGCTGGCCACATCCAGTTCCAGTTTCGCGCCTTTGCTCAACTCCCACCCGCGAAGCATGTAGATCTTACCGCATTGCAGCAACATGCCGATATCCACACGCATGTGGCGTCGCCAATCTTCGCTCTGGGGCAGTCCGTTGTCGAATGGGTTGACGGGCGTGTAGCCGTCGCCCCTCAACTTGCGGGCGGCCGCCGCGAACGCGGCCTTGCGCTCGTCCAGGTCGTGGTGCGCAATCGCACCGCTGATGTAGATTCTCTTGTTGTTCATAATTCTTATCGTTTTTAATGTTATTTTGAATTTTCATTTTAAAATACCCCTATTCTCCCGAACCGGGATATTATCGCTACCTTTGTAGCGTACAATCATATAATTAACGTTATGAGCATTAATAATTCCCTTTATGAGCTGCTCGCCACCGAGTATGCCAAAATCAAGTGTCCCGTCTGTGGCAAGTCGCCCTGTCTGGAGGTCTCGTCTTATGCCAAGTTCTATACGCATTCATGCGGACACCCGGAGGTGGAACCTCTAATAGAACGGGCCGACCAGAAGTGTGTCGCATCGCTAAACGACGGGAAACCTCGCACCGTGCGCCTTGTCCCACCACCTGAAAAATAGCAGGATGTCGGCACTTATCCTTTCCTCGCCTGGTGGCAACTCGGCGATAACCCGTTCGAGGTATGCTTTCAACTCGGCCGATGTCATTGTCCTGCCGCGCTCCTCGTAAACCATGTTGTTTCGTATCTTTCCCATATTGTAACCGTTTTATTCGAAATTCCTTTTTAAAAACATCCCTATTCTCCCGAACCGGGATGCCGTCAAACAAATACATAATAACAAATACCATAATCACTTACCCTTCCGCGAACTTGTCCAGTTCGCTTTCCATGTCCTCGCCCCACACGCGCCTCGCTCCCTCGTCCCAGATGACGTACCGCCCGCCTGGCTTAAATCGGCCTTTGCTTATCGCGACATACCCCTTTACCAGTATCTTCTGCGTAGCATCGTACATCACCGCGTCCGCCGCCTGTCCCTTAGGCTTGTCGCCGGTGGCGTGCGAAACGAATATGATCAGCTTGTCCGCGTGCGCCTCCTTAAACCGCTGGTATTCGGCATAACGCATCCGCGTGTATTGGAAACTGTCTATCACAACGATGTCGGGGCTTTTGGGGCGACTCAGCCGTTCGTGCAAGTCCGCCATGCTCTCGCGGTTCAGCAGCACCACCCTCCGTGCCACGTCCATCATTCCTGCACGGATGAAGGCGTTCTTCATCGTCAGGCTGTCGCCCTCCTCGAGGCTGTCGTAGGCCACGCGGCCGAAACGGGCCAGTTCCTTGCAGAGTTCCAACACGAAACTCGTCTTGCCCGAACCGCTCTTGCCCCATATCAGCCAAACGCCGGTGCGGTCTATCTCGCCAAACGCCTCGTGCCAACGCTCAGACATCCGGTAGGTGGCTCGTTCCAGCATGTAGACGTCACTCACCGACAGCGCGCGGTTCAGACGGCGTGTCCCGTCCTTGTTCTTTACGCTCTTAACCATCGTTCAAACGCCGTTTAATCAGCGTTCGAACGCCTCTTGTTCGCGCATCCGGCGCGCACGGTGCACGGCCTTTTTCACCCGTCGCAAGTCGAATCCGCACTCCTCGGTCTCGCGGATTATCTCCGAAATCCTGTCCTTGTCCGTCACGCCGTTCAGCGTGCACACGGCATAGACGTCGTTGGGCCTGGTGGGCTCAAGCTCGAAGAACTTGCGCCCGATGCGGCTGTCTATCTCGTTGTAGCCCTTCTTGTCGTAACGTAAGCCGTTCCGCATGCGCCTCTTGATGTAGGCCGTCGAGAAGAACACGATGCCGCAGCGTTCTTCCAAGCGGTTGTACAGGTCGATGAAGTAATGGAATACGCGCTCGTTCAGCTTGTCGGCCTCGTCGAACACCAGCAGCGGGTGTTCCATCTGCACCAGCGCGGACGTAATGGCGTCCAGGCTGTCGCGCAGCGTCTGCCCGTCGGTGCGGATGCCGATGCGCCGGGCTATGTCGCGGATGAAATCTCCGCGGCGCATGTCCTCGGAACAGAGAATGTAGAATACCTCCGAGTGCTCCGCCTCGTATTGCCTGGCGGTCGTGGTCTTGCCGCACCCGGCTTCGCCAACCACCCACGTCACGTTCTTCCAACGCTGCGCGTCTTCCAATGCGAAGCGCATCTCCTGGCTGGCCGTCGTCTCGGCCGTCTGCCATTCCGCCTGCCCCATGTCGCCAACCTGCGCCTGCAAGTTACGCCACATGTCCGCACTGATGTTCTCCCACTTGCCGCCCAATATCGCGCTGAGCGTGGCCGCGCTTGTGCCGCGCAGGCTCTGGGCGGCCTTGTTCTGCGAGGGGTATTTCGCCACATAGCGGCGAAGCGCTTCCCTTATCTCTTCCTTTTGTCTATTCTCCATGATGTCTTATGTTTTTTTGTTTATAATTTTCCTGCCGTTTTCTTCAAGTTCGCTTGCGGAATAGCCAGCTCCGCACTGTTTTCCTTCGCGTTGAGCCAGTCGTCCATCGAAATCCTTTTGGTGTGCACGCCCAGCTCGAAGTCGGCCGCGGACATGCCGTACTTTGCCACGCGCCGCTCAACCTGCCGTTCTATCTCCTCATTGGCTCGTTTGCCCGCGCCCTTTATCTGCGGAGCGTTCAGGCCGTGCTGTTCGGGAGCGGTGCCGTTCTCGTGCTCAATCTCGCGGGCGGCCACCTGCCGGTCTATGCGGTCGCGCAGGTTGGCCTCCTGTTCTTGCCGTATGAATTGGTGGTCGGCCGCGGTCTGGTCTTGCTTGGCGCGCCGTATTACGAAGTAGGGCTCGGCCGTGCGCTCGAAACGCAGGCTGCCGTCGGCCTCTTGCCTGTAAAGCCGCACCGAGGTCATGTCGTAGGGGTCGTAGGCCACTACGAAGCGGCGGTATGTGTTCCGCCTGCGCCAATCGTGGTCGGGCTCTCCGGGCGCGCCGTACACCTCGTAGCTGTATTTCTTTCCCTTCACCGTGATGGTGACGCCCTGGTCGGTGAACGTCACCGCCTTTTCGGTGAACATCCAGAACATGTCCACCATGTCGTATGTCGTCACCTCTTGCGTATCCTCGTTCACGCCCGCCTCGTACATGTCGATGCGCCTCTGCCCAGTGGCGGGGTGCAGCCCCTCGTTCCATTCCTTGCGGGCTGCGGCGTAGGCGTCTTTCAGCTCGTCCAGCGTGTACAGCGCATCCTTATTCGCGGCCAAGAACTCCACGTTGGGGCGGCTGCCCCGCTTCACCGTCCCCACGTTCTGGCCCGTGAAACGCCAGTCCTTGTGCAGCACTTGCGCCTGCACGCGGCCGAAAACGCTCTCGATGGTCTTCGATTCGCCGTTGTACGGCATCGTCGGGCGGTGCATCGTGGCCACTTTGCCCAGAAAACCACTCGCCGCGTGTTTCTTGTGTCCGCCCTGGTTGTCCGTAACCAGCTCGTAGGGTTTGTGCCCGCTCGTCTGTATCGCCATGCGCAGCGCGTGATATTGCGCCAGATAGTCCTCCGTCTCGCTGATGTGGTAGCCCAGCAGCACCTCCGTGGCGGCGTCCATCACCTCGTAAACGCATGTCGTGCGCACCTTGCCATCCTCGTCGCGGTAGTACAGGTTCAGTTTCGTGCCGTCGCCGTACCACAGGCTGTCGCGACGCGTGGGCAAGGCTGTGCGGTGCTTGCGGTTGAACCGCTGGCGTGCCTCTTGTTCGCCGTGTGCCGCGCCGTACCACAGTGGTTGAACCTCGGGCGAGTTGAGCCAGCGTTTAAGCCCGCTCAAGCTGCGGATGGGTTTCCATCCCCTCTCCCCGGCTATCTCGTTGGCGCGCTCCAACAGCTGACTGTCGGTGTACACCGGTACGCGGCTGCGTTTCAGCGCAATGAGCATGCGCCCGAACTCCTCCGTTATCTTCAAGGTGTTCGTGTTGCCCACCTTGCCGCTAACCAACGCGGCATAGCCCTCTTCCTTAAACGCCTTTATCTTAGCCTTCAACCGCGCTGTGTTGGCTGGTAGGGTATGCCCGTATGTCTCGCGCAGCTTCTCGCAGCTCGCCGCCACCACGTCCCACACGCCGCCCATGCCAATGCCCAGCGAGGCGCGGGCGGCCTTGCATTCGGACATGCGGCGCAACAGCGTGCGGATGACGCTCGCGTTCACGGTGTATTCTTCAATGAGCTTGCCCGTCAGGTGCTGCCGCACGCCGTCCTTCTCATAGGTGTAGGCCTCGTAGAACTCGCGCGCCTTGCCGTCAAGGCGCAGCGTCTTCTGAATCTGCGCTTGCTTCATCTTCTCTACCGGGTCGCCGTACTTCTCCACGAACGCGCGCTTGTACTTCTCTGGAATCGACGCCCACGAGTACAAGGCCTCGCAACCCTCGCCACCGCCGCGACGAACGCACTCGATGTTCTTGCGACATACATTTTGGCGTAAAGTTTCGGGCTTTATTACACTTGCTGTCATTTCGCCAAAGCTCACGCATAGGGTGTTGTTATAGTATTCCATATTGCATTAACGTTGTGGAATGTAAAACGGGAATGGCTTACAGCCTTGCGGCTAGTTCCTGGCAGCTTTCAAAATCGGATATTGTACTAACGTCCGCCTCTTTCACCAGGTCTCCATACTTGTTCGTTATGGTGACCGTCCCGTCCCTTTTGTCTAGCCGCAACACCGCTCCGTTCCGGAAGTATTGCACCATCAGCCCCTGATGGTCGTGTATAGTCTCTTCGATAGGTAGGCGAACTTTTTCCCTGCCCCCAAGCTGCGACAAGGCCACGTGGCGTATCTTGCGCGCAGTGTCGGTATCCACCTTAAAGTTCAAGGTGTCAGACACCATGCCTTTGCTGATGTTGAAAATTTTCCTCAGATGAATCTTCCCATCTGGACTTAGCTCGATGTATCTTTCCATTTTTCTTGTTTTATTATGTCCTTCGCACTTTTTTTTGTAACTTTGGGCGCAAATGAACTGTTCAGATGTTGCAAAGTTAGGAAAAATTCTAATACAAACAAAGAAAATCATAGAATATTTCCTACTATTTCTAATATTAACAGATATTGACTATGGTGTTGGAACGAATAAAAGAGTTTATTGACTACAAAGGGCTCTCTATTGCCGCATTCGAAAGAAGCATTGGAATGTCTAATGCTTCTTTCGGAAAATCACTTAAAAACAAAGGTGCTATCGGATCTGATAAAATAGAAAATATTCTATTTAAATACAAGGAATTATCTGCAGAATGGCTATTGACAGGTAATGGTGAAATGATTAAGCCAAGTGTGTCGAGAGTCGTTATGGAAACAACCGCCATACATCAGCCACGAACTTTCGAGAAAAAGGAAGAGATGCAGGTTGTGTACCTATACGACTTCAATGCATCGGCAGGGCTAAGGTCGTTGTTCGACAATACTAAGCAGAATATTATCGATTCCATCAAAATTCCCAATCTCCCCAAATGCGATGGGGCTATACACATTGTTGGCGATTCCATGTACCCCTTGCTCAAATCGGGAGATATAATACTATATAAGCAGATGCCGCTCGACATCGAAAATCTGCTCTACGGCGAGATGTACCTGCTGTCCTATGATATAGACGGCGAGGACTATATCGTGGTGAAATATGTTCGCAAATCAGGGAAGGGAGAGCCCTTCATAACCCTTGGCTCAGAAAACCCTGAACATGCGGCACGCGACATAGACTTCCGGCGAGTTAATGCCCTGGCACTTGTTAAGGCCTCTGTACGTATTAACAGCATGAAGTAAGGCACTATGTTAGTTTTTCAGTTTTATCTTAAAGGTTTATACAATGGCAAAAGAAGAAAAAGAAAAGGATGATGTGAAATACCCCCGTCCACAAAGAACGAGTGCGGAATACACAAACAGCACAGATTTTTTAGACGGGCAATAATTTCACCACGACAGAAAGTAAGGCAACGACAACAATCGTTGCCTTCACCACCCGCATAACCTTGCCCACCATTGCAGCCCGTTCTTTAAGCACCTTGGCATTCGTGTCATAACATTCCTGGTTCTCTTCAATGGCGGCAACAAGTAGCATGTGCCTGTATTTCTTGTTTGTATTATAAGCCTTCATTAGGTCCGCAGTTATGCAATTCTTCGGCTCGTTTCCTATATTCTTGAACAAATGCACCTGAATAGCCCCCGAAAACATCATGGCCGTCGCCACTCCCATACCAGCCCATAGCGTATAACCGATAATGAGCATGGGCAACTCATGGCAGCCAACCAGATATGCCGTCACGCCCGAAAACACGGTCAAAACAAATCCAAACAAGGTATAAGCCCGGTCAGAAGACCTGCGCAACTGTTCAAGGGAACTAGCCGCCAACTTATCAGAACGTTCCAAAATAAGCTTCAGCGTGTTGTCGTCTAAAAACTCCATCTGCTTGTTGGTAATACTATAATGAGCACACATACACATACTTTTTTAGTCGTTTTACACTGCAAATATACACAAAACCTCTGTAAACAAGGCTTTTACAAGATTTTATTAGCTAAAAACAGCCGCCCAAAAACGGGAATAAGCCCCCCCCTATAACGCATTTTTACCCCAAAAACGTGCGTTTTTCTGCGTTAAATACCCCAAGAAAGCCAAAAATAAATGTTAAAAGTGTCACCCCTCTCGTCACCCCTCTCAACACATTTCGTTTTTCATCGTCACTCCTATTGTCACCCCTCTTGTCACTCCACCCCATATTTTTAACATTTCCAGCCTCTAAAATAGGGGTGCAAATGGTCGCATGAACACAAAAACGGCCTGTGGGCCGTTCAAATTGTGCACACAGGCCGTTCAAACGCCGTTTAATCAACGTCTTAGCTATCTCGTTTCTTCGCACTATGCCGTATCAGCTCGCCTGCCCTTATAACCGCCTTCTTATTCAGCACAACACCCCCTTTGCTTAGCCCTACGCGTTCCAACGAGCTTTGGGTTATGCCCAAGTCCTCTGCCGTCAAAACGCTGTAAACGGCAGGGATAGAACCAAAATAATAATTGCGCCGCCCATGCAGCAGATGCACATGAATAACCTTTGTCATAATCGTAATACTTTGGCACAAAGATACAAAATAATAACTATTTACGATAATTCAACAAAAATAAATTTAACCCAACATCGAATATCGCTATATGGAAAGCAGGGCAAAACCTGAGCAACGAACGGTTAAAACACCCCATAGCCCTCAAAATAAAGCAGCCTGCCCATCCACTAGGAATAATACCTCGTATGGTAGTTGTTAGGCCCATACAAAGCAAAAGAAACACCCGAAAACCCCTCGCCGCAGCTACCAATGTAACATTCACCCCTCGAACACCATTCAAAAAACGACCACATGTAACACGAATGTAACGCGGATGTCACATCTCGTTTTACCCTCACCTCTCCATCCCTTTTCGTAACTCACTGAAAACTAACGCAATGCTCCTTACCTCATTTTCACGTTTCGTTATACCCCCCGTACACGAATATGCATCAAGAGAATTACTTGCACCAAGAAGTGACGGATGGCACATCAATGGAAAGCGAATCTATGCACGAATATTTATCAAGTTCGTATTATGACATGGTTGCACGTCCAGCAATAGAAGGAATAAAGATTTATCGTAGAATATTCATAAAGAAAAGAATGATATGAAAACAATATTAAGACAATATACCGTACAGGAGCTGTGTAAGGGCTTTGTGTACAATCAGGTAGAGGGAAAAGGCTTGTTCGGTTTATCAGGTAAACTCACCATTCAGCCCGAATATCAGCGCAACTATATCTATGCTGACGGAAAGCGGGATGTAGCCGTGATAGAATCGATATTAAGCAGCTACCCGTTGGGACTGATTTATTTTAATAAAGCGGGTAATGACCAATACGAAGTCCTTGATGGGCAACAGCGCATCACAAGCATCGGACGCTTTATTACAGAACGCTTTGCTATAAAGGATAAAAATGGTTTGGAACAATATTTCACAGGATTATCTGAGGATAAACAGAGACTTATTAATAGCACAAAGCTACTTGTTTACGAATGTGAGGGAACAGAAACAGAAATAAAAGATTGGTTCAGAACAATCAATATCTATGGCGTGCCGTTGAACGACCAAGAATTGCGCAACGCCATTTATTCGGGGCCATTTGTCACATTAGCCAAGGAACTATTCAGTAATAGTCAAAATGCCAACATACAAAAATGGAGTACCTATGTTTCTGGCTCTGTCAACCGGCAAGACTTCTTGGAGCGTGCGCTGCAATGGGTGAGTAAGGACTGGGAGAAGAGTGGTAGTATAGACGCTTATATGTCGAAGCATCGCCAAGACAATAATATTACGGAATTGATAACTTACTTCAATAGTGTGATAGACTGGGTATCGGCAGTGTTTGATGATGTTGAAAAAGAAATGTGCGGTTTGGAATGGGGAAGACTGTATGAAACCTATCACAAGCAACCCTATAACCCCACAGAAGTATCCAAAAAGGTTCAGGAACTCTATGGTGACAGCTTTGTAAAGAACCGAAAAGGTATATTTGAATATATCCTTGGGGGATGCACAGATACCAAGTTGCTTAATGTAAGAGTATTCGATGAAGCCACGAAGAAGAAAGTGTATGCAGAACAAACCAAAATCGCAGAAACTAAAGGGGAGTCAAACTGCCCTTATTGTGTTATAGGACACGATGCCAACAAGCATAAAATTTGGAAACTGTCAGAAATGGATGCCGACCATGTAGCAGCATGGAGCAAAGGAGGGACAACTGATATTAATAATTGCCAGATGCTTTGCAAATCACATAATCGGGCAAAAGGAAATAAGTAATATAGAACTAATTATTGTTGTTTATTTATGAAAGATAATTTTCCTCGTTTTATCGTTGACAAACCACAGGGTGAAGATGTCTTTGAAGGCCAATCTCAAACAAAATTGGCAAAAAACATCTCCGATTATATTTTAAGTGCAGATAAAGAAGAAGCCGAAAAAGATGACCAAACCTACATACCACGCATAATAGGCATAGAAGGCTCTTGGGGAGCAGGAAAATCAAATGTTGTAAGAAAAGTTGAAAAACAGCTTCCTCAATTTTATTATACATTTACCTATGATTCTTGGGGACATCAAGAAGACTTACAGCGCCGCTCAATATTAGAAACACTTGTAAATAAACTTATTAATGATAAGGTTTTACATGGGGAAGTTTCTATAAAAATGAGAAATGGTAAATCGCATACTGACAAGTGGTATAATCAATTAGCATTACTTCTATCTAATAAGACTACAACCACAACAAGATCTATTCCAAAATTATCTGGGCCTGCAATTTGGGGCATTATTATCATTGGACTTTATGCTATTATAAATAGTTTCTTGGGACTGTTGCCAAGCATATATCCAAAATTAGAGATATGTTTAGGATTAGCGCTTTTATTTGAAGCTTTTCCATTTTTCTTAGGCCTTGGTGTAGCATGTTATTATCATTGCTGTAAGAAAAGAGCATGGGATGAAGTGTTTACTCTATTAACTCGGAAAGGTGATGACAGAATTGATGAACAATTTACATCAAGTGAGGAGCCTTCTGTGACTGAATTTAAGAATTGGCTTCAAGTAATCTCTAATCAGTTGGAAGAGAAAGAGTCTCCAAAGAAAAAGGTTATCATGGTATTTGATAATATGGACAGGTTACCTTCTGATAAAGTTATTCAGCTATGGTCTCTTATTCATACATTCTTTGCAGGAAGTGACTTCAAGAATATATGGGCGATAATACCTTTTGATTACATACATTTATGTGAAGCTGTTTTATCTGACGATAAAGAAAATGCTATTAAATTCAAACAATTTATTAATAAAACTTTCCCAATAGTGTTCACTGTTCCCAAACCTGTTATTACAGACTACAGGAAACTCTTCAAGACATTCTTTGAAAAGGCTTTCGGGAAAGGTGAGCATGATGAAGAACATATTTGTCAAGTGTTTATGTGTTTAGAAGAAAGTCCCAATCCTCGTACAGTTATTTGTTTTATAAATGAACTTGTAGCGTTACGGCTTCAATGGCCAAATAAAAAGTTCCGTCTTCAAAACCTGGCTTTATACGTATTGAGGAAAGGGTACATATTGCACAACAAAGAAAAATCTTTGGAAGAAAAACTTTTATCAAATGAACTTTTCGACAAGGTAAATAGTTTCTACCCACAGACAGACAATGTAAGAGTGCAACTATGTCAATTTGCCTATGGCATTGAAGATGAAAAATTGGCTGGTGAACTTCCGCTTAGAAATGTATTATTGAGTTTGATTAATAATGGAAATTCTATTTCAGAATATGCAGAATCTCCACACTTTGTTCCTGTTTTAGAATCTATTCTTAGTTCTGCATCTATTACAAAAGACTGTCTTGCGAATGCAGTTAAGAGTTTCAACTCACTCGATACTTCTAATTTTAATGACGAAGAACAAGAGCGACTTAATAAAAAATGGGATGCGCTTGCCAATATGAAATCAAACGTACACTTTACAACGGTAGGGCGTGACGAGGCTGTATATACTTTAATACAACACGTGTCTGATACTTGTGCTAAACGGTTAGTAGAATCCTATTGTAGCACAATATCCGCATGCGATTTAACAAATGGTGCAGATTACTATGACGTGCTAGATAATCTCCAAAGAAAGATAAATGAAGCTGGTAAGAACATTGATATAAAAGAAATACTACGAAAAAGAGAAGTTACTCCAAAACTATTTGAAGAATACGCAAATACTGCAAAATTGAATTATCCTATATTCAAGGTTTCAACAAATAACGAACAACTTAATCAATATATAATAGAGGGAATTTTAGAAGGTCGAGATTCAACAGTTTCCATGTTTAAATTACTATTGAAAGATCAGCAATATAACTTTAGTAAGTTGAGAAATGAACTTTCAGACAGAATTGAGCATTGGCCAGATGATAACAGTAACTTACGCCTCCCCGCACTTGTAAATCGTCTCCTCTACGATGAGGAGGGAATATTGACAACGCGTCTTAATGCCAGTATAATAAACTCAAAGGCTCCTGCTATTTGTGTTGAGGCTTGGGATGAATTTTCGAAACAAGGGAACGAAGATATAGCCGCAATGTATATTGCAAACGGCAATGACGTTACCAATTTTGAAGATAGGATGGTTCCAAGAGTAAGTCATATAATCGAAAAGTATATAAATTATACTAGCCTTATAAATAGATTGGGTAATTCTGGCAGTGCTCTATATAAAATAAATCGATATATGATAGAAAAGTGTATTGGAGAAAAAATTAATCCAAAATATGTTGCTCAGAATATACAAAATATAAAGAATACGCTAAATATCACTTCCGAAGTTTTATTTAAACAATTTAATCAATGGAAATTTAAATGGGATGAAAATGATATAAGTTCTTATAGTAGCTATGTTCATGAACCATTGTTCGAAGATTATAAGCGTAATCCTGGAAATTTCACAGATGAGCTTATTATGCTGGCTATTAAAGCGATGGAGAGACAATCTGAAGGTTTCTTAACTAGTGATAATTACTGGATTAGTTTTGTGAAAGTCTTCCTCGGGACGCATTATCTACCATCAACAAATGAACAGCTTACAGAAGAACTAAAACAACATCTGGATTATGTTATTAATTATAATGCTATTAGAGATGAAGAACTTCTAAATTGCTTATTAAGCAATTCACCCGATGCATCCATATTTATTAGCTACCTTAACGATATGATGTCGACTTATTTTGCTCAGAATGATGTCACAAGTACTAAATTCCAAGTATTTGGGAAGTTATTGCCAAAACTAGAAAGAAGCATAACCGCGAATACATGTATAGGTTTGATAGACCATTTTATTAAACCCGTTTATCGTGAGACTGAATGCGCAGAGATTATCACAAGCATTCCTGACTTTTATCTATATGTATTTGAAGTTGGGGCAACAGTTGCTCAGCCTATCTTGAAAGAAATGTTAGCATCTGAAATGTATGAACCTATACACAAGGAAATTGAAACATTAGTCAATACGGAGAAAAAAGATTCTAATAAAAATAATACATAAAAACTGACGGTAATGCTGACATTACACAATGAGTTGTTGTTAGATAATCACAAGATAGATTCTCATTTTTTTGTTTTCGTCTTTGCATGTAGAGTCACAAATGTTAATCTAAACCCAAATCCTAATGACCGATTTGGGTTAAAACGAGATTAA